AGTTGAGGCTGCTCACAAAAGTCTGTTTGTAGCTGGATGGCGACCCGCTATCGGGTGGGTGTGTATGCTTGGGTTGCTCTATAACACGATCATTGCCAATGTCCTTTCTATCTGGGTCGAGGTTCCAGAAGTAGACACAACATTGCTGGTGCCAGTGATGATGGGCATGTTGGGTCTTGGAGCGATGCGCTCATACGAGAAGGTCAATCATGTGTCGAGAGAGAAATGAGTAAGCTCATCGAAATGCTAAGACAGCATGAGGGCGTGCGCTACAAGGTGTACGTGTGCTCTGAAGGTTACGAGACGATTGGCGTTGGCAGGAACATCTCTGAGAGTGGTTTAGGTCTCTCCAAAGACGAGGTGGATTTTCTTCTCATCAACGACATCGAGCGCGTGCAGAATGAGCTAGGCCGCAGCTTCCCTTGGTTTGCAGATCTGGATGAAGCCCGACGTGATGCGATGATTGATATCGCATTCAACCTTGGCTTAACAAGATTGCGAAGTTTCGTAAACGCTTTGGAAGCCATGGCGCACGGCCAATATGAGATAGCTGCTAACGAGTTCATGGATAGCAGATGGTCCCAGCAGGTTGGTAACCGGGCAGTCGAAGTTACAGAAATGATCCGTACAGGCGAGTATCAGTAATGCCTCTACAAAAGTTTATTTTTAACCCAGGAATCAACAAAGAAGGCACGGACTATAGTGCCGAAGGCGGTTGGTTTGATGGAAATCTGGTGCGCTTCCGCAAAGGTTTTCCAGAAAAGATAGGCGGTTGGCAAAAATACATACAATCCTCTTACGAGGGGACGGGTAGAAAGCTTCATGGGTGGGTTAACCTAGAAGGAACTAAGCTTTTAGGGTTAGGGACTAGGTTTAAGTTATATATTCAGGAAGGCACCACCTATAACGATGTAACGCCTATCAGGTCAACAACCAGTGCTGGGGATGTTACGTTTGCAGCAACTAATGGCTCTAGTACTTTAACCATTACGGACGCAAGCCATGGTGCTGCTGAAGGAGACTTTGTTACCTTTTCTGGCGCGGCATCACTTGGCGGTAATGTTATTGCCTCTGTCTTAAACCAAGAGTATCAAATTGAGTCTGTCCCAACAGTGAACACATATACTGTTGTCGCCAAAGATACATCTGGTGACACCGTCACAGCGAACAGCAGTGACAGCGGTAATGGAGGAAGCTCTGTTGTAGGCGCATATCAAATAAACTCTGGCCTAGATGTCTTTGTTGATGGTACGGGTTGGGGCACTGGCAGTTGGGGATCTGGATCATGGGGCTCAACGACCTCACTCACTGACTCTAACCAATTGCGCCTTTGGTCCATGGATAACTTTGGGGAGGATTTAATATCTAACCCTAGGGGTGGCAGCATCTATTATTGGGATAATAGTGACGGTCTCACAACGAGGGCAGTTGCGCTTACTGCTTTGTCAGGGGCAAATCTTGCGCCCACCAAGGGGCTTCAAGTTATTGTTTCTGACGTTGACAGGCACGTCTTAATTCTTGGGGCAGACCCGATTAATGCAGCAGGATCAGCTAGAACTGGCTCGATCGATCCATTGTTGATCGCCTTCTCTGACCAAGAAAATGCTGCTGAATGGGAGCCTAAGTCTACTAATACAGCAGGGTCTCTACGGTGTTCTGCAGGTTCAGAAATAATAGGCGGGCTTCGGGCAAGGCAAGAAACATTAATATGGACAGATACTGCGCTATATAGCCTTCAGTTTATTGGGCCTCCTCTTACGTTTGGACTAAACCTGATCAACGAAGGGGTTAGCTTGGTAGGTCCTAATGCTGCAATTAATACGCCTCAAGGCATATTCTGGATGTCTAAAAAAGGGTTTTACAGTTATTCAGGGGCAGTAAATTCAGTACCCTGTAGCGTGCACTCTTACGTGTTTGATGACATCAATGAAGGACAATCATTTCAATTCTTTGCTTTTCTCAATAAGAAATTTAATGAGGTGGGTTGGTTCTATTGTTCTGAAGATTCAACTTCTATTGATAGGTTTGTCGCTTACAACTACGTGGAGCAGACATGGAACATTGGCCAACTGTCTAGAACGGCATGGTTGGATGAAGGCATTGTTGCTTTCCCTCGCGCTGCAGGAAAAGCGAGTTCTGTTCCATACCTCTATCAACATGAGACGGGCCATGATGATGATGGCTCGCCCATGGACAATGTGTTCATTGAGTCTGCTGATTTTGATATTGGAGAAGGTGAGGAGTTTCAATTTATCAAACGAATGATTCCTGATGTTAAGTTCACGGGATCAGGTGGCAGTGAACAACAGATAAATGTGGTGCTGAAGCAAAGGAACTTCCCAGGGAGCTCGTTGACCACTGATCAAACTAGCAGCTTTACAGCGACCACAACGAAAATTGATATGCGTGCTAGGGCGAGGCAAGCAGTAATAAGGTTTGAATCGGATGATGATGCGGCCAATGGCGTTAGGCTCGGGGTAGGATTCAGAGTTGGCGGCACTCGCCTAGACATCAGACCTAACGGAAGACGATGACCAAGTTACTACAAGGCAGGCTTCCGTTTGCAATGAACGAGGTGGTTGATCCATCTACGTTCAATAGGACCGTCCGCTTACTGGAACTTAGTCTGGACGCATTTGATCCTGATGACACCCCGCAATTCACTTCAGAAAGAAGAGACCAACTAAAGTTCAATGCAGGCACAGTAATCTGGAATACGACAGAAGGCGTGCTTCAGGTGTATTTAGGAAGCGTATGGCAAAATATATCTGTGCCCTCGACATCTGGGGTGAGTGCTACAGGCAGCGTTGGAACAGTAAGCGTTGCTACAAATGGTTCTATCATTGTGAGTATTAGCTAATGGCAGAAATTAGAAGACGTGCTAAATCGCCTAAGCGAAAATCCTCAACAAAATTGTGTCCTAGAGGAAAAGCTGCAGCCAAGAAGAAGTTTGATGTTTACCCCTCTGCTTACGCTAATGCGTATGCAAGCCGTATATGTGCGGGAAAAATCAAAGATCCCTCTGGGTTAAAAAGAAAAGACTTTCGGGGTCCAAAGCCTAAGGGCAAGAAGGCTGGCGGTTTTATAGAAGCTCGAGGTCAAAATATGCTTATGCCAGATAAGCGCAAAAGAACCAGGATATCCTGATGAGCCTGAAAGAATGGTTTGGTAAGGGCAAGAAAGGTGACTGGGTTGATATTGGCGCCCCCAAAAAGGGCGGCAAGTTTCAAAAGTGTGGTCGTAAGAAAGCCTCTGCCAGTAAGCGTGCTGCAAAATCTGGGAGGAAATACCCAAAGTGCGTGCCTCGATCTGTTGCGAAGAGAATGACTGAGGGTGAGCGTAGAAGCGCAGTTCGCAGGAAAAGGGCAAAACCACAGGGGGTTGGAGGCAAGCCCACAAATGTGAAGACGTTTGTTAAAAAAGCAAACGGTGGCTTGATGAGCAAGAATCATCGAGGGTGTGGCGCAGTGATGCCAGACAGAAGAAAAGTAACTAAGTACAGCTGATGTTTAAAAAATTTGTACAAGAGTTTAATAACGGCGGAAAGGTCAGAAGACGACCCGTTATGCCTAAAAGGAATAAGAAGAACTTTCGGCCCACAAAAGCTGGGGCTGGAATGACAAGGGCTGGAGTAAAGTCTTACCGGCGGGCTAATCCTGGGAGCAAGTTAAAAACAGCGGTAACAGGTAAAGTTAAAAAAGGAAGCAAAGACGCTAAACGGCGCAAGTCATTTTGCGCTAGATCTGCAGGGCAAATGAGGATGTATCCAAAGGCGGCAAGGAACCCTAATTCTAGGTTGAGGCAAGCTAGGAAGCGTTGGAGATGCTAGCGTATTTCAATATACTAAAGGATTGGCCTTATATGGCTAACCTAATAAAACAAACTTCTTTTTTAAGAAGATGTGAAATGTCTAGCAGGAGGACAAATTTTGTCACTTGAGGCAGCATTAGCAATAGCAAGCACAATATCAAATATTGCTGGTTCTAAGAAGAATAAGGCACCTCCAAAGTCAGCTGCAGACCTAGCTCTTGACGATTATACACGATCGGTTTTACGTCAAGTTGATCGTTCTCAAGCTTTTGCTCCCGCAAAAACATTAGGTGAGATGAGTCCAGATGAGGTCCGTGGCGCACTTAGCTTTATGCCTCAAGGTAGTGGTATAGGCGGCTTCAATGTAGGCTACGGGGGAGTGGAGGGGCAGAGATATGCTAACTACCAGACCCCATCAGCCCCCGGTCAACAATTAGCAATGTTTGGAATGGCTCCAGGGCAACCATTGGCTAGCGTCGGTGGGGGCGCAGGTGCAGGTGGAGGTATTGGAGCATTGCAGCCGCCACCAACCTCTGAACTCAGTCCCTTTCTGCAAGAAAAAGCAGATGACATTGTTGCGATGTCAAGAGAAGACCAAGGATTGCCAGAAATAGGTTCTTATGAAGATCAAGTTCCTAAGCCAGATCCACGAGATTATGGCGCAAAATCCGTTAGCAAGAGTGGATCAATCTATTGGGGTCCTGGGCACGGGGGAGGGGCTCGTCGTAGAATGAAAGCGAAATACGCAGAAGACTTGGCTGCTTGGGAAAGATCAAAGGAACGATATGAAGCCTTGTATAACGATCCCAACGAAGTACAAACAGCAAGATACGGTGGGATTATGACTCTCGCTGGTGGCGGCTTTTCAGAGGAAGATTTCCAGAGAATGAATGGCCCCATATCTGGACCAGGCACAGAAACATCTGACGATATACCTGCCATGCTTTCTGATGGCGAGTTTGTTGTAAACGCCAAAGCTGTCCGAGGTATAGGCAGGCTTGGTGGCGCAAATCAAAGTAAAGAAGATCAGCGTAGAGAGGGGGCAAGAATGATGTATGCCATTCAACGTGCTGGTGAGCAAGCGATGAAAAGGGCTTCATCATGAGTGAAACACAAACTTATCGAACATCAGAAACCGTTCTTGCCCCAAGTTTCACTAGAACTTTTCAAGACCCCTCTGTTGAACTTAATACCAGAAGGCTGCTGGAGTCTTACTTCGGCCCTGAGGGGCTAATTAATCGGCCCATTCCTGTTCCTGAAAGAGGAATTGCTGGCCTTTCTCCACTAGAGATAGAAGCCCGCAATTTGGCAGGTGGTTTAGGTGGGTTTGGGCAACAGTTAGCAGAAGCGCAAGAAATGTACCGCGCAGCTGGTCAAGGTTTTGATCCAGCAACGGCGGGTTTATTTGCAGATCCTAGAGCTAGAGAACTGTACGAACAAAGCATGCAAGCCTACGACCCAGCCATGGGAGAAAGGTTTGTAGACCCAAGTGCCACAGAAACAATGCGTGGCGCTGCAGAAGGCATAGGTGCAGCAGCAGAAGGGATTGCAGGCCAAGTTGGTGGCGCTCAAACAGGTGCTGCAGAAGCAGCCGCAAGAGCGCGAAGACAGGTAGGCATGGCAGGCAGAGATTTAAGGGCCGCTGGAAGAATGGGACGTTCTGCTGCTGAACGAGGGATTGCTGGGTTAGCAGGCACAGGCGAAGCTTTTGATCCATCAGACATTAGTCGATTCCAAGATCCGTTCACTCAAGAAGTTATTGAAGCGCAACAAGCAGAGATTGCTAGGTTAGGAGAAAAACAGAAGTCAGATGCTCGGGCTCAACAAGTAAGAGCAGGCGCTTTTGGTGGGTCTCGAGGTGCAATACAAGAAGCAGAGATCGGTAGGAATGTATTGCAACAACAAGCCAAGACTGGGGCAGAACTTCGATCGCAAGGATTTCAACAGGCTGCACAACAAGCACAACAAGCTTTTGAACAAGCGCAAGCGCGAAGGCAGCAAGCAGCTCAATTGACTGGGTCATTAGGTCAAGCAGGTGCACAAACAGGGATATCTGCTGCGGGCCAAGCTGGGCAGTTGGGGCTTAGTGCAGAACAACTTGCACAAAGAGGGGCGCTTGAAGGTGGCCAACTGGGGCTAGCTGGTCAACAAGGTATAGGTTCCTTACTTGGCCAAGAAGCAGGCGTTGCAGAAAGGATGGCTCAGTTAGGCTTGTCAGGACAGCGCCTCGGAGCAGATATATTTGGCCAAGAGATGGGTAGGACAGCAGGTGCTGCAGCTGGCTTAGGTGGGTTAACGAGAGACCAAATGGGTATGGCGTTACAATCTTACGGTATGGGCACGGATGCAGCCAGCGCAGCAGCGGCTGGTATAGCAGGGCTAGGCGGACAAGGCCAAGATATGTTGGCTAGGCAAATAGGCATACTTGGTCAATTGGGTGGCGTAGGTCGAGGTATAGATCAAGCAGGATTTGATGCCCAATACACTGCAGCAACTCAATTAGCAGATGAGCCTTACATGAGATTGCAGAGAGGCATGCAGATTCTTGGCCAAGGGGCTCAGTTCTTGCCACAATTCGGCACTAGTGTCGGAACGCAACAAATGGGAATAGGTGCATATCAACAGCCAGGAACGATGGCCAATGTTGGTAGTGCTATAACTGGCGGTCTTCAAATGTATAAAGACCTAGGCGGAACCTTTGGCCAGAATCCCGCTGCCACTCCCACTGCTACTCCCGTCAATTGAACAAGCGGCAAAAGAAGATAGACAAAGTGATGGGAGAGTTTAAGCGTGGCTCTCTCAAATCTGGTGGGTCTGGGCAGAAAGTCACAAACCCCAAGCAAGCGATAGCCATTGCGTTGTCTGAGGCGGATGCCATGAATGAAGGAGGCATGATGCAAAATCCAGTTATGCAAAGACCCATGTTCCAAACTCCCATGCAAAGAAAAGGCATGGGGGTCATGGCAGGTGTGGCTCCTATTAAAGGCTATGCAAATGGCGGTGAAGCTGAAGAATTGGGATTTATGGATTACGCCTCCGTACTTCCGGGGGTTATAAGAGATATGGTTGTCGGTGACGATGGCACCATGAGCGATTTTTTCACTCTTGAGAAAACGCCAGAAGGACAAGGATTAAATCTTAGAGACTTGACTGATTTTTTTATAGTTGACCCAGATGATCCAGCTGACGTGGCGCTTGCAAGTGCAACTGCTGGACTCATAGCAACTGGAGTGGGAGCGCCTGGAGCGATAGCAGCAAAGCTTGCAAACATGGGCTTCAAAGGTAAAAAGGTTACCGAAAAAATTGAACAAGCCATTAGGCTTGCGGCTGGAGATACAAGGGGTAAAACTTTTGCTCGAGGTCAAACAGCTAGATTACTTTTACCTGGAGAAGCACAAGCAGAAGATCTACAACAGATTGCCCAAATGGAAGAAGAGCAAGGAGGTGGAGGCATTGAGAACTTGCCAGAAGCAAGCCTTGTGTCTGGAACCCCTACTGCAGAAGAACTAGAAAATATAGGCATGACTGCAGAGAAGTTTCAAAGCTTAGATCCTGCAGTGCGTCAGCAATACATAGATATTATCAATGATCGAAGAGGGCTGTCTCAAATAGGTAATGTTGCAATGTCTCCTTTTGCAAGGGCAGCAGATTTTGTATCTCTCCCGCTTAGAGGGATAGAGCAATTATATGATGAGTTTTCAACGAGCAGAGTTGGCAGAACTTTAGGCATGTCTGAGCCAGGAGAGGAGGCAGGAGATTTTGAACTAGCACCCTATTCTGATTCTATAAGAGCATCTATAGAAGAAAATAAACCAATTACTGAAGAAAGTTTGGTTGCTGCCTTAACAGATAAACCAGATGCCCCTGTGCCCATTGATTCAGTGGTTGTTACACCTGAAAGCCAATTGGTAATAGATGAGGGTGACCGCGCAGATGAAAGAAGTGGCATTCAAAAACTATTAGAAGGCCTTAGCAGCGACAGGATTGCTTATCAATTTGCTAAAGCCGCGCAACCAAGTGAAGGGTTTGTTCCAAGGAATCTTGCGAGTGATCTCATTCTTGCAGGTCAGGAATACGATAAGCTTCAAAAAGATGATACGGCGTTACAAAGTAACTTAGCCGCCCTTCAAGAACTAATGCCAGAATCAAGCCCAGAAGACTTAATAAACTTACTGATGGGTAGAGATCCAGGTGCAAAACTCAGGGCAGACAGGTTGAGTTTGTTTAAAATAATAGCTGGTGATCCAGAGAGAAGCAGGATTATAGACGCAGATGGAATAGACAGGCTAAAAACTCAAGAGGAGATATTTGCAGAGGTAGATAATATTCTCGGTGCTTCAGAGGGGCAAACTTCAGTGGCATCGGATATCCCCTCCATAACAATGGAAGAAATGGAAAGGTACTCTTAGGCGAATTAAAGATGATAATTCAGCTGCCTGATGGAAGAAGTATTGACGTACCTACTGACGATATTGAAGTTGCAAAACGTGTTGCAGCAAACTGGGCAAAAGATAATCCTTTTATCGCAAGAGGAGCGCAGCTTGGGCCAGAGGATGTTTCTGCTGTAGGGGATATTGTGAGGGGCGTTGGCGCTGGTTTGGTCGGCGCGGTTGAAGGTATATCAACACTTCCATTAGAAGCATTTGATGCTATCACCGGATCAGAGGAAGGGAGCGCAGAAGAACTTAGAAGTTTTTTTGATAAGTACACACCAGATACCCATACTGGATTAGGCGAAGCAGCTAGATTTATCACGCAGTTCGCTGCCCCTGGCGGGTTAGCAGTAAAGGCTGCAAGAGCCTTGAAGGCAAAAAAAGCTATTGAGTCAGAAGGTTTTAGTCCCTCTGACGTAGCTGTATTTGGTGCTGCAGATATAGCAGCAACAACTCCTGATGTTGAAACGCTTGGTGACTTTTTTGAAGGCGGTCCTACCCAAAGGACAGATACCCAAGATTTGGTGGGGGCAGAATTAGCTGCGGCCAATCTCTCAAACAGATTAAGAGTTGCTGCAGAGGGCGCTGCTGTTGTCTTGGGTGTTCCAGCTATTGCGAGACTCGGTATCGCAGGTATAGGCAAAGGCGCTGAGGCGCTTGCTGGAACAGACATGGTTGAAGCTGCCGCTAGAGCTATCAAAGATCCAAACACTCCCTTTCATAGGGTTGGCGTAAAGCCAGATTTAGAAGATCCGACGTTCTTTCAGCAGCAAATGCAATCAATGAAAAGAAAGGCAAGAGAGTATCTTACTTTTCAAGGCAAGATGCCTGATCGATTTGTTAAAGAATTACATGCGACTCAAATTGCACAGGTGTCTGCACACAATAACAAAGTTCGCCAAGCTGTTTCTGAACTTGATGACACCATGAGATTTGTAAATAAGAACGCTGGATTATTTAGTAATCAAGATCGAAGCAGAATACTTAACACGGTTAATAATTATTTGTTTGGAGAGCCCATAGCTCGAGGTCCTAAAACGATAGACAGAAAAGCTGTGCAGCTTGCCGCTAAAAATGAGCTAGAAGAAATAGATGACATCATTTCTAAAAATATGCCCAGAGGATTGTTTGGAAGAAAACAATTAAGTCTTTTCAAGCCTGCTCAAAAGATAAGAGAAGAAATAGATTCACTTAGCAAATCAATGAAAGAAATGGTGGATGACAATTTCATAGAAGATTCTTTAAAGTCTTCCATGAGCAAGATGATTGAAGATAATCAGACGTACTATGGCGTGAGGTTGTATCGCGCATTTAAAGATCCAACTTATGCGCCAACTAAAGAACAAGAGACGATAGCGATTAACGCTTTGGTCCAAGCAACAAAAAATCTACCTCCAGACAAAGTATTAAGTCCTAAAAAAGCAGAAAATGTTTTGAATCAAATGCTCCAAGCAAAATTTGCTAATGCAAAGATGAATCCTCAAGGAGTAATTGATCCCAAAACATTAAGCGGTATAGCTCAAGGGCCTTTAAAAGGAAGAAAGCTAGACAATCTTCCTGAGGTGAGAGATTTCTTAGGTGAGTATACAGGCGCAAAAGAAGTAGTTGGTAGAGTCAATCCAGGGCGGATAAGAACTAGAGATGTCGCTGAACAAGAATTAGGGTTAAGAACAAAGATAGTTGATACCATTGATGTTCTATCGAAGATTGAAGCTAAGAACGATTTTTTCGATAACTTATCAAGATACAATGATCGAGTACCTACAGCGAATAAATTTTTATTTGATGAGAAACCACCTGGGGCCCAGATAGGAACATACTCACAAATAGGCACCGATAGCCTTGGTAATATATCGCCTCAGGCAAGAACAAAATATGGGAGCCTAGCTGGCAAATATATTTTAAACGAATACAAAGAAGCGTTTGAAGAATTGCCTGATTATTTCAGCAGTATTAAATCAATGCCTCTTTACGCTACTTTCCTTGGCCTAAAAGGTATTTCACAAATTGCAAAAACTGTTCTAAGTCCTATCACTCAAATTAGGAATGCAACAACAGCAGCATTTTATGCCATAGCCAATGGCAATGTTGGAGGTGCAGGTGATTTAGTTGATGCAGTCGCAACTGTCCTCAGTAACATAGCGAACCAACGGACTAGCTTTGGGAAAAGCCGCCCAACAAAAAAAGAGATAGATGAATTCTATAACGAGATGGTGGATCTTGGCGTTGTTAACACCAATGCAAAGATTGGCGAGTTTGAGAATTTGTTAGATGATGCGCTTCAATCAACACATTACATGCCCGGTCTTGCTAAGAAAGCATTTAACAGTGCAAGAAATATTCAAAACACATTAGCTGGGAAACTGTACCAAGGGTCTGATGATGTGTGGAAAATATTTAGTTATAACCGAGAACTTGACAAGCTAAGAAATGTTTTTAAAAAAAATCCTAATGCATCACTACCTACTTCAGATGCAAAAAACTATACGGATTTTGGCACAACAATAAGCCGTAAACTTTCTCCTAAGGATTTTGAAAAAGCTTTAAAGAGGGAAGCTGCATCGATCGTAAAAGATACTGTTCCAAACTATGCAAGAGTGCCTGAAGCAATTAGACAGCTTAGGGTAATGCCATTCGGTAACTTTATTGCCTTCCCTGCAGAAATAATTAGAACATCAGGAAATATATTAGGCAGAGCAGTTAAAGAACTTGCTAGTGAATCGCCTGAGATAAGGTCCATTGGTATGAAAAGGTTGCTTGGATTTATGTCCGTTAATGCAGGTATCCCCGCAACTTTGTATACATCTGGTTTGTTATTGACTGGTTCTGATAATGAGCAAGTGCAAGCGTACAAGAGATCAGCTGCTTATGAGTGGGATAGAAATTCAACGCTAATACCAATAGCAACAGACAAAGATGGAAAAATCACAGACCTGTATAACTTCTCCTACACGAATCCATATGACTACATGGCTAGGCCATTTAAAGCTGTGTATAACGCAGTCGCAAACGGAATTACTTCCGAGAAAGATCTTACAGAGATAGCGTTCGATTCTGTGCTTGGAACGAACGGTGCACTCCCAGAGTTCTTTGCGCCATTTATGGATGAATCAATCATTACAGAAAAGACGTTTGATATAATTAGAAACAAGACTAGTTTCGGGTCCAGTGTTTGGAATGAGGCAGACCCGCTAGGATTAAGGTTCACAAAAGGGTTTGCTCATCTTGCTGATGGATTGATGCCTGGGGTTAGTCCAGTTGATATTAAAGCGGATGTTGCCTCTCCTGCATATCTTACATTTCAAACAAGGGATTTTCCGAAAGCGGTCGGGGCAGTGCTTGGAGTAGACCCTGAAAAAACTGTTGGCAGGCAAGGATATCAACTTGACCCAGCGCAAGAATTTGCAGAGGCACTCACTGGCGTTAAGACTTTGAAGCCAAGGATAGATAGAACTTTATATTATCGAGGTCTTGAGGCAGCAAGAGAGGTTAGAGAAGCAGCTAGAATATTTAACCAAATTGCAAAAACTCGAGGCAACAAAGACGCAGAAGATATAACTAAAGCTTTTATCACAGCGAATGAGCAGAGGTTTAAAGCACTGCGTGATTTAAACACTGCTGTTGAAGATGCAAAAACACTGGGTCTTTCTATTTCAGAGATAGTTAAACCTTTGAAAGAGGCGAAGACACCTAACCTTAATTTTGTAATGGCAGGAAGGTTCAAAGCATTCTTCCCAAGCAACGAAACTATTAATTTCGCCTTGCAAGCAAACCAAGACAAGCTGTCTAACCCAT